AATATTTAGATTCTTTTAAATTACCATATCCTGATCCTTTATGTTCACCTTTTGGTTCAACAATTTTACCAGCACCAGGTACATCATCTTGATAACCATCAATTTTAAGACCAAATGCAGAGTTAGTAGTATAGAATGTTATATCTTTAGCTAAATTTTTAGCTACCATTGCTTTTAATTCTTCTACTGTTTTTTTAGCATTTTTAGGATCTTCCATTTCAACGTAATATCCTGATAGGAATGCTTGACCATATAGATTATCAATATTTTTAGTATCTTTATAATCATAGTCTTTAGTTTCCATATCAACTACTTCTTTATCGGTTTCTTTCATTTCAGCTTTTACTTCAGCTTCAAAAATATTAAACCAACTTTTTGTTGTATTAGGTTGTAAATCAACATATCCTCCTATTCCTTCAGATAGTAAACTTTTACCTGTTAATATAGTAACAGCTTGATCAAAGGTATTTGTAGTACCAATGTGTTTTGGGAAGTTCATTTTAGCTAATTTTAAGAAATGAGCTTTGCTTCCTTTTCCTTCTTTAATAAGGTTATATTCTTTTTGTACTAAATTCATTTTTTTTAATCTTTAAACATTTCAATTAAATCATCTATATAATCTACAGCTAAATCAGTACCGTAAATTACTTTAAAATCGGGGTTTTCTTTATAATAATCCATTGTTTTATTTTTTGCTTTTGCTAACAATGGAATTAATTCATTCAATTTATTTTCTACTTTATCAAATCCTAATACTCTAGATGTAATGTGTTTTTTTAATGCTGAGCTATCAATATTTAAATTATTAATATATTCTTCAACATTAGCATCTATTTCGTTTAAAGGTGTTGTTTTACTTTTAGATAAATCAACAATTGCAATTGTTTTAGAAGTATGAGGTTTTGGAACTAATTTGTATTTAAATTTTTTAACATACATATTGTCTTTAACTCCATCTTCAGTTGCTTTAGGACCAGGACCTAAATCGGCTCCAGGACCTTCTTGTACTGGGGCTAGTTTATATCCATATTTTTTAACTAAAACATCTCTATCAGTTCCATCTGCTTTTTTATTTTTATTAAATGCAAATGGAGTTGCATAATTTTCACCTTCAGTACCTGAATCAAAAGACGAATTTGATGATATTGAATTTATTTCATCTAATTGTCTTTTAATTTCATCATATTGGTCAGGATAATTTTTTCTTAAATGTGTTCTATATTGATTAAATACTTTTTTTAAATCACGAGCAATAACCTGAATGTTCTGATCGTTTTCAGCTTCATCTGTACTCATTAGAATTTTTAATGCTTTCACTGCATTAGACATTTTTTCCAATGAATCACCAAATGATGCTAATTTAATAATTTTATGTTGGACAGAATTTGTTTCTGGGTTTATTTCATCTGTTTTGAAATAGGTATCTAAATCAGCAGAAAAGAAATCATTTTTCATATCCACAGGACCATAAGCCGCTTCTAACCTTTTAATTAAAGAAGGTTTTACATCTTTAGGTTTAAGTATTTTTCTTTCTTCAGCCATTAGATACTTTTAATTCTTCTAGTAAAGCACAATATTGAAGTAGATTAATTAAATTATCATCACCAACATTTGATGTTTTAGATAATGGATTTAATATATTAGTTACTTCATTAACTTTAATTTGGATTGCTTTATTATCAATAGTTGATGATAAATTAAATAATTCCTCTTTTAAATACGTAACTTTACTATTATAATATTCCTTTAATTTAGGAGTATTATCAACAGAATTAATAAATTCTTTAAGAATTTCTTTTTGATCGTTATTTAATGAACCGTATTTATCATTAAATTTTTCCAATAATACACGATAAGTTAAAATACGTAAATCTTTATCATACGATTTAAATTCTTTAATTAAATCAGCTTCTACTTTTTCAGATTTGATTGTTGCTGAGGTCATGTACTCTAAAATAGCAACTTTATTGTCTATAATTTGTGTAGGATTTGATAATTGATCACTAGTGTATATTTCTAATAAAGTGTATAAAGCAGCATGTGCTCTATATGTTGGAAGCTTTGTTTTAAAAAAGTCTTCTAAGTTATAATGATTACTAATTTCTTTAATTAAATTATATTTTTGACGTTTTAATGCTCCTCTATTTAATGTTTTAGAAGTTTCAATTATAGTAGTCAAAATAACATCAGCTTTACCTTCTGATATATTCTGATGTTTAGTTAAGGTTTCATATAACTTATATTCTTTCCCTAATTCAGTTCGTACAAAGTATTTTTTTAGAATACTAGACGCCTTTGAATTATTTCCGGACAGCGTGTCTGCTGTTATCTGTCTTACTAGTAATTCAAATAAAATACCAGTATTTTTATATTTAGAATGTTTAATGTTCATTCTGCTAAAGGTTTTGTTATAAATATATAGAGATTATTGTTCCTTAATATTACTTTCATCTAAAAGTGATTCTCCTTTGTTTTTCAAACTTAATTTTTTATCTAAAGATTCAAATAAATGGCGGTTTTTTAATTTAGCTTCTAAAGCTAATGGTGATCCTCCTTTATATTGAGGTTTTATAGAATCAGATTCATTATCATCATTTTTCATTCCTTTAGCTCCTAAACGATCTTTACCAAAATTATCATCTTGAGTATTACGTTTAGATACTTTTTCTTCAGGACGACCTAATGGTTCTTTTTCATTATACCCGGCAGGTATATTTGCTGGGTCTGAGTCCATTCTACCTTTTCCGTATAATGAAGCTAAATCATGAGGTGTACCATATGATTTACCTGTTTCTAATGGGTCATTACCTTCAGCTTCAATTTGAGTAACACGGAATTTACGTTTTTGATCTTGTACAACTAGATCTCTATATTCATCATATTGATCAGCACTAAAGTGGAAAATATTTTCATAAATCCAATCTGTAGGAATTAATTTACTTTCAGCCATAGCTGATGCTAAATCCATTTTTTCCTTCATTAATGCAATCTTTTCTTGATCGTATATAATTGATGGTGTTGTTAATGATAATTCAAAGTTAGTAAGCGATTCTTCTGTGTATCCTTGTGTATATAAATGAACTAACGCGATCTTATATAATTCCGACAATACAATACGTTGAATACGATCAATAGTACGAGCAAAACGGATATCTTCTGCTGCTAATGTTGCTTTACCAGTTAAATCTTTCTCATAACCCATAAATGCTTTAGGCACTTTAAGGGCAGCAAATAATTTATCTCTTAAATATTCAACATCTTGAATACCATCATATTGCAAACCTGGGGTTGTTTCAATTTTTGTTGCTGAATCATTACCTCTAATTGGAACATAAAAATCTTCCATTAGATTTTGCATATTGTATTTCAAGTTATATTCACCTGTTTTTTCATCCATTAATGGAGTACGTTTCATTGTAGAAATAGTTTTCTGCATGAAATTTTCTACTTCATTAGGTGGAATAGAACCAACATTAATATAGAATATACGTCTATCTGGGCTACGAGAAATTCTATGAATTAACATAGCATCCTCCATTAATGTATATTGTTTAAAGATACGACGAGCTGGTTCAATATATGAACGACCATAAGGAAGATAATTAACATCTGTTAATAATCTAAAATGAGCCATTTCATAATTATCAAAATAAATACCATCTTCTTGGTCTTTATTATATGTGTTAGGTACACCATAATAACCAGAACCTCCACCATAAATACCTTCAGGTGAATATCTAAATCTTATAGAATTTGGATTATCTTCATCATACGCTTCTTGTCTTTCAATATGATATGCTGTATAAGGGATTACATTATATACCCCAAATTTTTCAGCGATTTCCATTTTTAAGAAAAAATCACCATATTTACACATCTGTCTAATCCATGACCATAGATTAAATTCAACATTTAATACATCATAAAATAAATTATAAAGGATTTGTTGAACATTATCATCACTACTTCTAATTTGAAGTACTTCACCCATATCGTTTTTTAATGTGCTTTCATCTGAGATAATATCTAGGGCAGAGGCAATAATAGCATCATTATCCATTACATCATAATCAGAATAAACCATAGTACGTAAGTACTGGTAGTTTACATTTAATTGGGAACCAAATAATGAGGTGGATGAAGGTGAATAGAGACGATTGTATCTATCCATTATTGAATTTGTTGCTATATCCCCTGACTTTTGAATGGAATCCACATCCATTACTTTAAGTTGATTACCTCCTTGATTTCTGATGATAACATCAGTAGAGAATAATCTTTGTAGTCGGGTAAATAATCTAGTATCTGCCATTTTATTTTTTATTATATCGTATAAATATTAGAGAAGCCATTTAATGTCTTCTTTTCCTCCATAAGGATTATCAATTTGGTATGGGTCTTTACCATTTTTAGTTCCATAAGCACCAACATACGTAGTTTTTGTCAT